GTGATTGACTGTGTAACATTCGAATCTTGCAAGAATGCGAGCATACGCTCGGCAATTGCAAGGATTTGTTCCGAGGTTGATGTTTTATCAACTTGGAACTCGAGGGTTGCACGGTTTAAGAGACTTTGGTGTTGCAGACTTGTATCATTGTCTGTATACTTCTCTGGTTTAACCAGAGTCAAAGTCACGCGGGCATACTTGCTAGACGCATGTGGCTGTTTAACAGCAACAGTAAAACGCGTCGCTAACGCAAGTGGCCCACCACCATTATAACGAAATGTAGATACGCCTTCACGACGATCGATGATAGTGTAAGCTTCATCCGAAGTTGCACTACTAAGGGACGCTGCAGGCAGCGTAATAGTTGAAATGTTAGGCATAACGCCCTCCATGCCGTTAGGCAGTTAAGGTTAAGATAATTGACGTATTAACGCCAGCGCTGTTATGGCTTGACCAAGTTGGTCAGGGACTTGAAAGTCAGGTAATGAAGGAAGCGGTGAAATAATCCGCCTCTGCACTATCTTATTCTCAAGTACGCCATTGATGTAGTTTGAGTAGTTTGGTTTCATCGTATGTACCGTATGATACAGTACTTGCGAATCACCACTACCAAGACCACTGCGAGCAGTAAAGCCCTCAAGAAAGTCCCCGATCGGAAGAAACCAATCGAGAACGAACGAGAGAGGCTGGATAGCATACAGCGTTGCAACCGGATTATCGATTCCAAGCTGGGCCATAGTATGGCCGGCAGATGGGTGTGCGAATGCATAATTATGCATAACACGACACCTACATTTGACTATGTGCTCAAAAGTACTAGACTTGTGTACATGAGTATAGGTATCAGAAACGGCAGATACAACGCGAACGTTGCTGCCTGGCTTGTTAAGGCCATTATTAATGATATCTGTAGCTGCATACACGTCGGATACAATGGGCATCCATCCGAAAGCAAGTTCAAGGTAACCTGAGGCAGCTGCCTCAGATACACTTTGACTAGGGCGCGCGGTTTTCCGCTTAATGCGCTTTGCTTCCTTACGCTCGATACCTAGCTCCCTGGCGGCAGAGTATATATCACCTCTGCGCAAGGCACGGACCATTCGATAAAATTGAGTGGTACGCTTAGCTATGGTATCAAAAGAGCCTTTCGCCTCTGCTAGAGTTTCACCGAGATTCATCTTCCGCTCTGCCAAATTTGACAGGGAACGGTTATTAAGATTACTCACGGATTTGAAATTAGCATAGGTCGAAGTTGCGCTAAAAGGAGAAGATATACCTCTCAATTCAGCCCAGTACGCAGGGTCACCAGTTGGTGTGCGTACATGTAACTTGCGGTATCTTCGATAGGTCGCTGTCATATGTGAAGGCGTTACAAATTTCCCACGAATGGGAGAAGTCGTATGCCCTTCAAAATACCAGCGGTCTCCTTCGATCGTCCACAAGTAGGGGCGTCCAGCATACATACCACGGTATGAAACTGGCAGTGCGCCCTTATATGCTATTACTGTCATGTAACCTCCTTAGAGGCCACGACATAGCATACAGCTCTTAACAGAGCACACGGACCTCGGGATGATAAACTGTCGTAAGACAGTGGACCCTCCC